CGATGTAGCGTTTCATGGGCGGCCCTCGGTGTGGATGGTGTTCATGGGGTCAGAAGAGGCCGGCGCTGTAGCCAGCCGGCGGCGTGTAGGCGAACGCAGACGCGCCGAAGTTGGCCGTGCAGTTGCTGGTGCTGGGGCCGGTGTAGCCGCTGCCCATGGCGTAGTAGGTTCCGGCCCCGAGGCCGGTGAACGCCACGCCCATCGAGACATTGTTCTTGAGGAATTCCAGGGTGCCGCCGCCAACGTCGAGCTTGACCCCGATCACGTCCGTAGACACCCACGCGGAGCCGTAGGCCGTCTGGACGCCGTTGTTGATCTTCTTGAGGCCGAAGCCGTAGAAGGACCAACCATCGGAACTAGTGCCCACGAAGTTGGTCAGGGGCGTCGTAGACAAGCCGATCCCCACCATGGGGAGAAGTGTCCCGTTGCTCGTAACTTCCCAGTACCACTTGCCGGAAGACTTGCCGATGGTGCTGCGGACAGCGCCGTTGACCGCCGTGGCATCGAAGGTCAGGTTGCCATTACTCAGCGTGCAGGCCGAGCCCTTGTCGGCAGGGTTCCATCTTGCGTAGGGGCTGACAGCGCCGCCACCGAAGAAGGCCGGGCCGGCCATCCACTGCGGTGACGCCCGCATCTCTCGGCGCGGCAGAAACAGGCCGCTTTCCGGGTCGCGGTCGTAGTCGCCGGCCCGCATCATGCGTAGCCCCCACCACCACCGCAGCGCAGGATCGTCCCGTCGTAGTAGGCGCTGAAGAAGTTCTTTGCACTGGCCGTCGTCACCCAAGTGGGCACGGTGGCAGCCGGCCACTTGAACATGGAGCCGAATGCGATGGTTCGCCCGCCCGTGGCGTCTTCGTCGAGGCAGAAGTTCAGCACCATCCCCGCGGTCAGGTTGGTCGGGTTGGCGATGGTCGTATTGCCGGTCAGCGTGAGTTGCCAATTGTTGGTCGCCGACGCATCGGGCGTGTACGTCCCGGTGACGCTCGCATTCGTCACGGGCGTGACGCTCTGATTCTTCGTGAAGACGTTCACCGCGCCAAGTTGCGGGCCGCCAGCCAAGATAACTCCACGCTTGTCCGTGATGGTGCCGATCGTGCCGCCACTGGTGACGGCTGTGCACAGGGGGAAACGCCCCGAGGTGAAGCCGGTTGTGTTGGCGCTGACCACGCCCGCACCCGTGATCTCGACATAGTTGGTCGCAGTGTTGGTGAGTGCCACCGTTCCGGCAGAAACCGCCGTGGTGACGTTGTCGGCACGGATCACGCCGGCCTGATAGCCGTAGGTCAGGCCCGTGGTGGTGCCGGCCGCGTTGGCGAAGTCGGTCAGCGTCGACGTGGACGGCGCGGAGCCGGTGGCCGACAGCGTGCCGTCGCCAGCCACAGACAGCCCCGAGCCAGCCTTGACGCCACCCAGCACCGAAGCCGTAGCGATGGGCAACGGGGTCGCAATGTTGGGCCGGTAGTCAGAAAAGCTGGTGATCGTTGTGCTACCCGTCACGACGGTGTACAGGCGCACGTAGGTGTTCGGGCTGTTCCAGTTCGTGGTCGAGGTCGAGGTCGACACAGCGCCCGTAGAGATCAGCGCAACGATGTAGTTCGTGGTGCTGGCCGTGAGAGTCACCGTTCCATCGGACACGCCGAGGTTGCTATTGAAGATGCCGCCGTAGAAGCCCCAGGTGAGGCCCGTGGTGGTTGGCCTCTTGATGCCGAACAGGCCGGCATTAGCGACAGCATCGAAGTTGTCGTTCACGCGCACGTCGGCGCCCGCGCCGGCTGCGATGGATTGGAATGTCATGGGTGCTTGCCTAGAAAGCGGACTGCAGCTCGCGGCCGCGCCCGATGGATGAACTGACCTGAGAGATGCGAACGAAAGGCTTTGCACCCGGCGTCAGGCCGAAAACGGTCTGCTGCGCCGAACTGATCGTCACAGCGTTGGTGGTGCTGGTGAGCGTCCCGGCCAGGGTCACAAAGCCGCTGCTGGTGTAGAAGCCGATCGAATACGCCTCGCTCGACTCGCCGAGGGGCACCAAGCCGAGAAGCCAGTTTTCCGAGAGACGGGTGCGGCGGTCCCAGGTGATCGTGACGTTGTTGCTCGCATCGACCGACCAGCGCGCATTGACCGGGCTGAATGGCTTCAGGCCCTCGCCCGTGGTGGCGTAGGTCTGCACCGTGGCCGAGGTCATGGGAAGCCCTTCGGTCACCGCCTCGTACACCTTGTTGAGCCCGATGTCGCCGACCGACATGTCAGGATGCAGCAGGCCAGCCAGCGACAGGAAGACGAAGGTGTCGTTCACCTGATGCGTTCCCATCGCCCACTCCGTTCCACGCTGGCCGCGCATGAGGCCCGAGAGGATGTAGCGCCCACCACCCAGGCTCGAAGCCTTGTAGAACTTGACGATTTCCCAGCGCCCGGCCGCACCGATAGCGGCGACGTTCACCCCAGATGCGTTGTTGAGCATCACATCCCGCGTGGTGGCGCTCAGCGTGAAGTTCGCCACGTTGACCGTCACAAGGCTGGTTTCGTCGACCGAGTTATTGACCGATGGCGCAGGGAGTGCCGTCTCGCACCATCCCATGACGCACTGGTTGTTCACCGTGCCGCGAAGGTCAAGGCTGGTCGTGTCGTTGCCAACGTAGAGCGCGCCGCCCGGATAGGTGCCGGAATAGCTGGCGAGCGCCACATAGGGGCCGGCGTTGCTGTCGGCATCTTGCAGAATCGACGTGTCGACGATCTGCATCTGCGAGCGGGAGGGCGCGACGGCAACGGCCTGCTTGGTGTAGCCCGTCGCACCGATAGCCGTCTGCGTGAAGATGGCCGCATCGCCAGGGCACAACGACCATTCGCACACCGCGCCCGTGTCGTTGGTCGACAGGACGAGCCACAGCTTCCAGGTGCCGCGCGGGTATTCGATGGTCACGCCATCCCCGGGGCTGACCGCTGCGAACTTGCGCGAGACCGAGGTGCTGCGGGTGTTCTGCCGACGCCAGCGGTCGTACAGCGACATCTGCGAAACCTTCTTGGCCTGGCTCGATGTGATGCAGACCGCAAGCGAGAGTTGAACGTCTTCGGTCGCAGAAGTGACCTGTCGGACTTCGGTCTCGGCCGCCGTCTGGTAGTCGTTGGTCGGCTCGATGTAGCTGGTCGTGACGCTGCGCGGGAGGTCGATTTCCTGCGTGCGGTTGAGCGGCATGGCCTCGCCGGATGCATCGCCCTCCGCCTGGCCCAGCTCGTCGAAGCTGACAGACGCCACCGAAGTGATGTCGGCGAACTTCCTGAACTTCGTTACGCCGTCCTCGTCGACGACATACCCGCCGATCAGGGTAAGCAGCGGCTCGATGTTGGCGCGGGCGCTTGCCGGGTTGGCGATCTTGTAGCCGATCACCGTGTCCGAGTCGGGGATGCCGCTCACGTCGTAGGTCGTGACGCCCGCAAGCGCGCACTCGGCCGCGATGATCCCCGACACCTTCACAGGAAGAGTCGAATAGGTTGGCCCGTCCACAACGAAATAGGCAGGAGGCGAGATCAGCGGGCCGCTGTAGAGCGCGGCTTGAATCACGCGCACGCCGTAGTAGTTGATCGTGGTCGACTGGCCGTTACCGGCGTTTCCGCCCAGCAGCAGGGTCGTCGTCGCAGCAGGATCGTTGGTCGCGCCGGCTGGTCCACCGATGCGGCGACCGTCGACATAGACCGAGTGGCTCCCAGCCCCGTCGAACACCACGGCGCAGTGGTGCCGGCCGGTCGTGCCATTCGTTCCCGGCTCGATGTAGCTGATGTTCGAGCTTAGGAAGCTGATCCCGCCGCCGCTGACGCCCGCGCCGTTCAGGTAGAACTTGTACGTCTGCCCGGATGCCGCATTGAGCGTCATGAGGCTCAATGACGAGGGGCCGATGGCGCCGCCGACCATCTCGAAGTAAAACTCAACCGTTAGCGCCTGCGCCGGGCGCACATTGAATCCCGCATTCGACCAGAAAATCCCGTAGGTCGATGTGCTGTCAAAGACGATTTGTGCCGTCCCAGCCTGCGGGAATGCCACTGATGTCTGCGTGCCGGTGCCGATGGCGTAGTAGCTCAGGTCGGTGGATGTCGAGTCCGAGAACTGCGTCATGAGCCGGGTCTTCGGCAACGTCATGACCGTTGAATTCGACAGCACAAAGGAGAACTGCGGGACGCGGCCGCCCGGGCACTCGATGGCGATCATGCGAATCCGCACGATGCCGCGGTAGGCCGAGCAGGTGCCGGGGCCGCCCGTCCACGATTCCTCGATGGAGTCAGGAAGTTGGTCGTTATGACCCTGGAACAAGACAAACTGCGAATACGGGTTCTCAGCGCTCGCCAGGGCCGTCTCGATCGAGGTGCCGGTGCTAGCATCCCAGATGAGTTTTCCGTCCTTGAAGATTTTGACGATGCTGACCGTGGAGCCATCGCGCGGCGTCTCACAGAGCAGAAGGCTCATGTGGACGTAATACTTGTAGCTGCGATTGATCGGCCCGCCGCCCTTCCCTGCCTCGGTGTCGGTGGCGATCTCCAGCTTGTCGGTCGACCAGACGACATTCCCGCCGAAGCGTTCCGTACCGTTCAGCCTCGGGACACCTATCCCGAACGTCGACACCTGCACCTTCAGGTCTTCGAGGCGCGGCCCTTCGATGATCTGCTTGGGATCGAACAGGGAGCCGATCGCACCACCGAGCGCAGCGCCGATGCCGACCAGGCCAATGCCGCCAGTGAAGAAGGCGATTGCAGCGCCAGCGACAGCGCCAATGATTTTTCCGCTCATGCAGTCACCTCTGGAAAGCGGAAGCAGCCGCGGACGGTCTGCATGAAATGCTCGTCAAGCCGGCACTCGGTCACGCGCCGATTGGGAAGCCACGCATGGATGATCCCGAGCGCATCGGGGCTCAGCGGGTAGTCGCAGACGATCGCCATGTGGCGGGTCGTGCCGTTGATCTGGACGAGGATGTCGCCGGGCTGGATGTCGGTCGGCGCAACCTCGATCATGTTGGCGCGGCAAAAGTCCAGCATCTCGAAGGCGGTCGACGAGCGGGCATAGCCGGGCTCGGCGTCGAGCGCAGGAAGGCCCAGCTCTGCGCGCACGAGCACCGGGAGGCCGATGCAGTCCAGGCCCTCGCGGGTGCGGCCCTGGTGGACGTATTTCACGCCCAGCAACGTGCGCGCCGCGGCGACGATGTCGGCGCCGGTCACGCCAACGCCGAGCGTGAATCCGTGTGCATCGCCTTGGGTGGATTCGCAGAACTCGATCAGAGCCGAAAACGCTGCGGCGTCGATGGGACGATCTCCGATGGCGAAAGTGCGCGTCACAGGTTCGTCCCTTCGGTGCCGCCCAGGCCGAGCACCTTGTCGGGGCCAGGCACCTTGTCGAAGCCGCCGTGATTCGCGACGTTGTTGAACTTGGCCGAGCAGTCCTCGGTGAAGCGCTTCCGGCAGCCGGGCGTCAGGCTGTAGGTGTCTCCGATCGCCAGGTTGTTCAGGAATGGCATGTAGGTGACGAACGCACCCGATGCGAAGGAGGAGATTTCCAGCGCCTGGCCGATGTTGGCGCCGCTGGTGAAGGTGATGACGCCAGCGCCGAAGTAGTCCGATGCCTCTGCACGCGCGCTGTCCGCGAACGTGCGGCGATCGGTGACGCTGGTCAGGGTTCCGGTGACCGTCAGCGGGCCGAGCGGTTTGTTGCAGGCCGGTGTGTAGTTGTCCGGGCTGATCGAGCCGAAGACCCACGGGCAACCCTTGGTGACCACGCGCCCGACCGTCTTCTGCAGCTTCTGCGTCAGGCCGCGCATTTCGGCGTTGAAGGCCGAGCGCGTCACCTTGATGTCGCCCATCGTGAACGTGGCGAGACGCATCGCGCCGTCCGACAGCGAACGGTAGTTGAGCTCGATCATCTCGACCGTGCAGCCGTCCCACTTGCCCGACTCAAAGTCGGCTTCGGTGATCTCGGCGGACAGAGCGCCCTCAACCTCCGTGTTGACCACCGCCGCGGTTGCCTCTTGGCTGATCGCCTTGGGGTTGAAGCCGTTTTTGCTGAGGTACAGCGTGCCGTTGAACAGCAGATCCCGCGCGCAGGTCGTGACGGCCAGCACGTAGCCATCCCGGCGCGTCGCCTTCCAGCACCATGCGAGCGTGGTTGAGCCTGCCGCCTGCGATGCGGCAAGTGCGATGGAACGGGTTTTCATGCTTCGCGGACTTCGTCTAGGTAGGTCGACGGGATCGACACCATCCGCGCGTCGCGCTGGCCGGCGGCCACAATCTCCCAATCCATCGTGTCGTCGCGGAAATGCACGGGGACATAGAAGTCGCACGAGCAAGTCAGCGTGTCCGTCGGCTGCGGGTACTTTTGACCCTGGCCGGCCGGGGTGATGGTCTTGCCTGCGGTGTTGGTCGCCAGCGTGTAGGTCGCGCCCGCGATGGCGGTGATCGTGTGCGACTGGTTGTTCAGCAGCGCCGCGTCGGCTCCCGTGAGCCCCTGGAGCCACAGCTTGCCGGTCGTGATGACCAATCCGGCCAACGCACCCGAGAGGACAACCTGCGTCGTCGCGCCCACGGTCACGCTGCTGACGTTGGAGGACGCATCTGGAACGAAAGTGAGGATGACGGGGCCGGCGCTCGCCGCTACGTTGCCGGCCGCGACTCCGTAGGTCACAGGGGAGCCGTTCCGCAGCAGGACCGGATTTGCGCGTGGGCGCGTGATGGCCCGAGCCTTCGCGCGCGAGCCGGTGAGGTACAGCTTTCGGATGCCGTAGGTCGGGCACCCGTTGCCGACACCAACACCGCCGGACTCAGCGCCAAGCATGTAGCCCTGGAGCGCACCTTGGGCGGCCGAGACGGTGAAGTCGATCGGGTCTTCCATCAGCATGCCGTAGACGCCCGAATCGGTCACTTCCCGGATCGCCTGGATCGCCAGAGCGTCGGCCGCGTTCATCGGTGAAATACCGATCTGGTAGGTCCGCAGGGTCACGTCCCGCAGCGCATTGGCTGAGGCATAGCCGGCGGGGTTCGTCGTCCGCACGTTCGCGCGGGCGTAAGACCCGGCAACGCCGGCCAGGATCGCGCTGTTGGGCATGATCACATCAGATAGGACTTGGATGGTCATGCGTTCCTCTGTGCGCGACGGATCGCCTGAGATGCAGCCTGCGCGGCCTGGTCAGCCGTCTTGCGCGTGGTGTTTTCCGCGAAGGACTGATTGATGCTGACGTGGAACGTGTCGCCTCCGCCCGCGCCCATGGTGGCAAGTTCGTTGTTCGGAACGATGGTCCCGGCCGTCTTGGGGATGAACAGTTCCGGCCCCTTCTCGCCAACGACCGACACACGCCCAACCGGCGGATCGCCGCCGTTGGCAAAGCCCTTCATGGAGATGAAGTCGCCAAGCACATCGCCCGAACCACCGCCACCGAACAGGCTGGACAGCAGGCCGCCGATGCCACCTAGAGAATTGCCGCCACTGGCGCCGCCCCCGCTGCCTCCCAGCGCGCCGCCTAGCGCACTCGCGAGCGGCCCAGTGACCGACTGCTTGATCGCAATACGAGCGATGTCCGCAAGGATCGAGTCGACCAGTTTCTTGAAGTCCAGCTTTCCGGTCGTCACGAAGTCGACAAGCGCGTCCTCCAAGCCCTGGAAAGCATGGGTGAATGCGTCCTGGGTCATCTTGGCTGTGTTCTTCGCTTCGTCGGCGTAGTTCGCCAGCGCATTGGTCGCGCCGTTCAGCCAGTTCTCGCGCGCGGCCTGTTCGTCGGCGTAGAACTGCTTCTGTGCATCGAGCGCGACGCCAAGACCGTCCTTGATCTTCTGCGACTCTTCGAGGAACTTGTCCGAACCGAGTAGATGCTCTGGTGTGTTCTTCACCAGATCCAACTGCATCTTGTTGTATTCGCGGAAGATGCTCCGCTGTGCCTCGACCTCTTGGCGCGCGCGGTCGCCGAGCCCGAAAGTCGCACGGATGCGGTCGTACTGCTCGCTCTGAGAATCGTGGCTCGCCGAGATTGCTTCGGTGCGCTGGCGCGCGCGCTCGGTGAACTGCTTATCGAGCTGGTCGATGCGCTCGGCTTCTTTGCGCGCTTCCTCGCGGGCCTTGACCTCCGCCTCGATCGCGACGTTTTTGTCGAGCTGCGCCTTGATCGAGTCCTGCGCGAGCAGCAGGCTCTTTTGCTCGATGGTCAGCGTGCCCTTGGTCTTCAGGTCGGCGACCAGTTGAACGAACTTCGCGCGCTCCTTCTCCGAGGATGTCAGCTTTTCGTCGGTGGTCAGTTGCTCCTTGAGCGCGGCTTCCTGTTGCCGCAGGCTCTCCAGCATCTTGGTAGCGGCATCGTCTTGGAACGCCCTTTCCCTCGGGCCCTTCGCCTCTTTCGGGTCCTTGAATTTCTCGTTGATGTTGGCGACGAGCTTGTCGTATTCAGGGCCACTGGCGACCTTGCCCAACGTCTGGTAGTCGCGGTTCAGTGCGGCGATTGCCTTTTGCCGCTTATCGGCATTGGTGCGAACCTCGTCCGAGAGCGTCTTCAGGCGATCCGATGCGGAAATCTTGGCTGCATCGTCTCGGGCCTTCTGGCCTTGGGCAAAGGCGTTGTCCTGGTCCCGAAGCAGTGAGCGCGAGAGGCTGGCAACGTCGCCCTGAGCCGCGGCGAGCGCGTCGGGGGTGCTGCCGTTCTGCTTCAGGTAGGCAACCTTGCGCTGCGCGTCGACGAGTTTGTCTGCGGCGCTCTGCGCGGCGCCGATAGATGCAATGCCCTGGGCGACGGCATTCCACATGCCGAGGGCAACTTCCTTAGTGCCACTCAACGCCTTCGACAGCAGGCCGGACTGGTTGATGACCTGCTGCATGCGGTCGACCGTGGCCTTGGCGTAGGTGTCCTGCGCGAGCGCGGCCGCGCCTTCCTTGTCTCCCTGCTCCTCAAGCGCACGAATGCGGTCGTAGGTGGTCTGATTCAGGTAGTGCAGCGATTCGTTCAGCTTCGCGGACGCCTTCGTCGGCTCCTCGCCCAGCTTGACGAACTGAGCGACGGCGTCCTCGATCGAGGTTCCCATCGCCTTGTTCTGGGCGACGACGGCCTCGCCTGCAGCGCGCAGGGATTCGCCGGCAATCTTCCCGGAGCCGGCGTGAGCAGTGAGCGCGTCGGCCGCCTGGCCTTGGGTGCCGATGGTGCTGGAAATCGACTTGGCCAGGTCGTCGAGGTCCGCCGCAGTCTTGCCGACGTAGTTGCCGCTGGTGATCAGCGCCTTGCCGAACGCCTGGGCCCGCTCCGTGGCGGAGTAGAAGGCCACGCCGAGCAAAGCCACGGCGCCGGCCGTCAGAGTGAGGGGGTTGATCAGGCCGGCGATGTAGCCGCCGAGGGCGCGCGCGGCCGGGCCGATGCCGCCGAACATGTCCTTAAGCTGGCCGCCCTGCTGAAGCAATACCGTCAGCGGGGCTTGGCCTCCCTGGAGGCTGGTGACGATGTCGGTGAACTGCGCCGGCACGCCCCGAAGGGCGTTGGCGGTTTGGGCGGCGGAAATGCCCATCTTGCCCATGCCATCCTTGGATTTCCCAAGCTGGGCAATGAAGACCTCCGCCTCCTTGCTCACGCCGAGCTGCGCCGCCCGGTATCGGAGAAGTCCTGCGGAGTCGAGGTCTTTCGTGGCGACCTGCGTCTGCAGTCCGCCGATGAATGCCTGCTGCTCTTGCTTGACAGCCTGCTGCTGCTTGAAATTGGCTTGCGCGACCGAATTCTTCAGCTTCTCGAAAGCGATGACGCGGCGATTGGCCGACTCAACTTCGGCATCCGCAAGCGCTTTCGCCGCCGCAGCCTGCTCACGCTCGCCGGCAATCTTGGCCTTGTAGTTCGCTTGCTCTACGGTCGCCTTGAGCCGATCGAAGGCTGCAGCACGCTTCGCCGCTGCCTGCTCTTCTGCCGCAGCGAGGGCCGCAGCGGACGCAGCAGCCGCCGCCTGGTCGGCGATCTGCTTCTTGTAGTTGAGCTGGGCGACAGAATCGCGCAGCGCCGAGAAGGATGCGATCCTCTTCGCGTTCGCTGCCTCTTCGGCGTTGGCGGTTGCCGTAGACAAGGCCGCAGCTTCGGCGCGCTTTTTGTTGACATCGTCGAGCGCGGCGAGATACGGACGCAGTGCATCGGGGTTGATGTTGCGCTGCGATGCAAGCGTCTCGAAGTACTTGCTGCTGCTCTTGGAGCCGGCCTCTTGGGCCGCCGTGGTTCGCTGAATGCTGCCGATCAGACTCTTGGTGGCCGCCTCGACTTTGGCCGCGGCCTTGTCGCTCCCGTCGCCCATCTTGCCCAGGCTGTCCGAGGCCTTCTTACCTTCGGTGGCGGCAGTCGCCCCTAGATCAGCAAGGGAGCGCTTCGCCCGCCCGACGCCGGCCTCAACGCCGCTTGCGTCGGCGGTGAGCACCATCTGTGCGGTTAGATCGGCCATCAGTGTCCCAAATGAGAAAGGCCCGCACTAAGGCGGGCCCTGGTTGCTATCGCTGCTGTCGCTTTTCTTCGCGCTCGGCTTGCTCGCGCTTCTGCTGGATGTCCAGCAGCGTGACCCGCTCCATCGTTCGGATGTCGGCCAGCATCTCGGGCCAGTCCTTTCGAGGAATGCCGACCATGCGGAATACGCTCTCCAGCGCCACGTAGTCCAAGCCGGTAGCGCCGCCCATCGAGATGCGCCACTGCGTCGACATCGACGCATAGGCACACGCAGCGGGCCAGTTGTCAGGCCACACGTCCAAAGGCGGCACCCGGGCTTCCTCGACGGTCATCCCCCACATCGCGGCTTCCGCCTCGGTGGGTTCAGGGTCGTCGGAGAAGATGGCGAGCGCCGCCTCCTTCAGTTTTTTTCTTTGGCCTTCGTCAGTTCAGCGATGTAGGTTGTCCACACCGCGCCGGGCGCCGCGAAGTAGTTCTCCGCGAGGAGCCCCACGTTTTCGGCGTTGAAGGCATCGGCCAGATCCCAGCCCGTCGCCAGATCCATGATCAGCTCGGCGTCGCTCTTGCCCTCCATCGACTCGGCGTACTCTCGGAGCGCCTTGCGATTGCGATGCTTGAACGTGAACTCGACAGGTTCCGGCTCGTTGCCCGGGATGTGTACCATGACCTTCGCTTTGAAGGTCGGGTTCGGCTGCAGCTTGATCGCCATGCTTAGTACCGGGTCGGCTCGGCCAGCAGCGCGATCGTGACCTGGCAGGCCATGAGCTCGTTGACGGTCAGCGACGGCGTGCGGTTGAGCGACATATAGCCGTTGTAGAGGATCAGCGAGCCATCGGGCAGCGTGACCTTGACGGCGCGCGGCAGGCGGTCGTCGTTGGCGACGCCGGCCAGGATGAAGCCGGGCAGCGTCGGGTCGTCAGCGACCGACATGGTCACTTGGAACGGCGTCTTGAAGGTCGGGATCTGCTTCTGCGCATCGGCTTCGAGGAACTGATACGTCAGGAACTGCTGCTCGCCGCCGCTGGTGGCAACGGTCAGGATCTGCGAGAGCTGGGTGAAGCCGGTCACCTTCGCCGATGTGCCGCCGCCGCCTGTGCCGGCCGGGTAGATGCTGGTCGAGGTCGTGTCGATGCCGTCCATGCTGAACGTGGTGGTCGTCAGCATCGTGATCTTGACGATCTTGTTGGTCAGACGCGACCAGCCCGAGACGATCTCGGCGAAGTCGCCGGTTGCCAGACCATGAGCGGAGCCCGTGGTCACAACAGCGGGGTTGGCGTTGGAGATGCTGGAGATCGAGACGCCGGCAGAACTGCCGCTTTCGATTGCCAGGGTGGCGCCGTTGGAAACGCGGACGGTCATGATGGGCCTTTCAGAAACGAAAAAACCCGCCGGAGCGGGTTGGTGGACAAGCCCGGAGCGGGCAGAAAAAAGCCCGCTCAAGGCGGGCCGGGTTGAAACTCAATGACCTATCGGTCGGACCAGATGCCGAAGTCCTGGCGGGAGCCTCGGAGCAGCGTCTCTTGGTCGTAGTCAGCGGTCGGCGATCCGATCGCTTCAACTTGGAACACGGTCGCGAGAAGCATCGCGTTCTCGATCGCAAGCCCGATCGACGCAGCTTCGGAGCGCGTGGCCGACCAGACGGCAACCTGGAACCTGCCGTTTTTCTTCGACGGGAGTCCGCGCTCTAGAAACTGCGTTGACCTGCCGCCGATCTGCTGATAGACGATGAAGGGCGTCACCGCACCGGACGGCGCTACGTCGGGGTACATGCGGTTCCCGACGAGCCCCTTGAGCGTGGCGTACAGATCGGCTTCGACGGTCACAGCGCTTCCTTCATGTGGTCTAGCAACATTGCGCGGGTGATCTGCAGGGCAACGTCCACGCGCGCGGTGTAGGCCTTCCGAATGAACGACTGCGCGGGCGCGCGGCTTGTTCCGAACTCGACCATGCCGCCGTAGGGCGCCTTTTGGCGGTTCCAGGAGACGTGGTACGTCGCGTGCGTCTTTCCGCTGTTGTCCTTCGAATAGACCTGATAGATCGACTTCAGCAGGTTGCCCGGCTGAAACTTCCGTGTCGGGCCGACGGCCGTGCTGCCGTCCGCGCCGTAGACGCCACCGTTGCCATAGAAGTAGTGCGCCCTCTCCGACTGCGGGACACGCAGCCGCGCCTCTAGATACAGCTCCTCGGCGCCGGCTTGCGCCGCGGGGCGGATGGCCTCCTCCGAGGCGCGATGAATGCCATCGAGCCAGCCATTCGCGGCGGACGAATTGAAGCCGATCTTGAAGGCCGAGCCGTCCGGGTTTCCGCGACCGTTAGCCACCGACAACCTCGCACGCCAGGTTGATCCGGTCCCGGTGCTGCATGTCGGGAAGTACTGCGTCGATCCGGTACACGACCCCCTGCGCATCAACTATGCGCATAGCCGAGGTCACGCCTGCCCGCTTGCGGATCTGGATGCTGACCTTGGAAATGCTGGCCGGCGCATCGGAGCGGATCGCCTCTGCACCAGACAGGTAGCGGATGTTCGACCACAGCTTCGCAACTTCGGGCCATCCGGGGATGGGCTGGCCGATCGCGTCCTGCACCTCGCCGGGCTGCTGGAGCGAAACGCGGTCCTTGAGGCTTCCGGCCCTCATAGCAGCCACGTCCGGTAGCGGTCGAGCAGGTAGTCCGTGTGCGCGTTCCGCTCAAGTGGCTTATCGTAGGTCCACGACTCGCGGTTTTCGTACAGCGCCCCGACGCGCAACTTGATCCAGGTCTTGATCGGCTCGGGAACGCTCGCAGCGTCGAGATAGCCGGTCGAGAAGATGACCTTGACCGCCTCGCGCTGGCATCGGATCGCCGGCCACGATTGACCGTAGGCGAGGACGATGCTCGATGTGTAGTCGCTGCCGGCGATGACCTGATAGACGCCGGCCGAGAGCACGGTAGGCGTGCCGGCGGTGTTGACGTAGGTCACGCTGTCCACGCCAGTGACGGGAGGACGCCGCAGGGCCATTTCGCTCTCGAAGGCGTCGAGGGTCAATTGCCACTTCTGCGGCATGACGGCGCGCCCCATCAGATGCTCAGCCTCCAGAGTCGCCGAGCCGATCAGCGAAGAGAACAGCGCGTCTTCCGACGTGTCACTCACGTCTGCAATGTCGGCAATCTTCCGGCAGTGCAGCTTCGCTTCTTGGATGGTGACCGGCAGCAGCGTAGCGGCCGTCTGGAGCTTTAGCGTCATGTCAGCCCTTCAGGCTTTCGGCGTAGGCGACGGCATCCGGGTGGGTGTCGATGTCGCCAGTGGCCTGCGCGGCAGCGGCCGCAGCCTTGTCGAGCACAACCACGTCGTTCATGGAGCCGAACAGGCCCGCGACGATCACGCGCGCCTTGACGCTGCCGTCGTCGACCTTCTCGACCGGTTTCTTTGCCATGGTGATTTCTCCTTGAACGCCAATGAAAAAGCCGCCAGGCGAACCGGGCGGCTTTTGCTTGGATCGCTGTGGATCAGGTGGCCGAATGGGCGTACAGCTTGACGCTGTTCACGTCCAGCAGGTTGCCGCCCATGCGGGCCCAGGCCAGGTA